GCTGTCCTCGATGTAGCGAATTAAACGGGTTTCCATGCCTACAAACTGAAGGAACCAAATCGCTGTACTGTCAGACCAGCCAAGGTCAAACACGGCGTGGACGGGCTTTGTAGCGTCATAGGCTACACGGGTAATGCGCCCATCTTTCTCGGCCTGCTGCATTTCCTTGGCAAATATTGCCCCGTCTACCGTCTGGCGGCACAAACCTTCCCACACCTGGTTGTAGGCTTCTTCGTCCCGTTCCTTTAGCGCGTCCTTCTCCAGCTTGAGCGTTTCAGGGAACCAAGGGTTGTCGCTCCAATTAACTTTGATCTGGATACAGTCATCAGGCGGCTTTGCCACAAATCGCTGGTAAGTCTCGTCTGTTTCCAACTCGGGGTTGAAGCTGACCCATATCTCGCTGCTTTCCTTGCGAATGGTGGGAATCAACACGTTCCAAGACAACCGGCTTACCGTCTGGGCTTCCTCTACCCAGCAAACGTCAACGCCCTCAAAGGATTTTATGTTGGAGATGTTGTTCTTTAGACCAGCAAAGGCAAACTCTGTCCCGTTCTTTCCTCGGATGCTGGCCTGGGTAATCTCATAGAACCCTAACAGGCCCAGTGCCTCGATCTGGTCGCACAGTAGCTTATGAACCGAGTCGCGCATGGAAGTCATGAACTCTCGCGCACACAAAATACGCAATGGGCTTTTAGCCCCGAGGATAAGTAGCGCCCTGGCTATGCCCCAACTTTTAGCCCCACCCCGTCCACCGTATGCCACTTTGTAGCGGCTTTTCTTAAACAGACCTTCCAGCTTTACAGGGAATTCTGCATTAGCAATTACGGTTTGTAAGTCACTCATTAGGCTTTACAAAAGTGACTTGGATGCCCTGCAAAGGCTCACCATCAGCGCCTGTTACTTCTTGCTTGACCGTTTCAGACCAGCGCATTTGGCTCTTAGTCCACCAGATTAGGCTTGTTGTATCCCCTGCCACGGCTTTGGAATATAGCGTTTTAGCTATTTGCCCGTTGGCTTTGGCTTTACCCATGTCTAATTCGCTGCGGTAATACTTACGCAACGTCTTGTCGTCTATCCCTACTAGCACAGCAATAGATTCATGCGGCAAGCCTAACCCACTACTGGATTCAACCAGCCTGCGCGTTTCATCGGTTGGCTTGTGAGCCTCTTGTGGTATTACTGGCATCTTTTATATCGGGGAACTCGCTTAAATTTTAAGCAACTTCTTCAGTTTCTGTCAAAAGCTGGGCTGTTTTGCCGGTGAAATCTTCCCAACGCTTTACGATCACATCACAATACTTGGGGTCAAGTTCCATTAAATAACCGTGTCTTCCGTGCTTCTCAGCAGCTAACATAGTTGTACCGCTTCCACCAAACAAGTCCAACACAATATCGCCGCCCTTAGTATTGTTGAGCATTTGGTACTCAAACAAAGCCACCGGCTTCATGGTTGGATGTTCCCCATTGCGGCTTGGCTTATCAAATTCCAATATTGTGGTTTGTTTGCGATCTGTGGCCCACAAATGGCCAGCACCATCTTTCCATCCGTAAAGGCAAGGCTCATGCTTCCAATGGTAGTCTTGCCGCCCCATTACCATAGACGACTTCTTCCAAATAAGACATTGGCGAACTTTCCAGCCAGCATCATGGCAAGCGCCGCGAAAGTTATATCCTTCTGAATCAGCGTGCCAAATATAAAACACAGCGCCTTTTTTCATTACGGTGTCGGCGGTTACAAATGCATTTCGCAAAAACTGCCGAAACTGGTCATCACCCATACTGTCGTTTTGAATGGTTAAACTTTCTTTAGTTTTTCCTTCATAAGCCACGTTATAAGGTGGATCTGTCAAAAGCATATCTACACCAGCTCCATTGGTCAATTTTTCAACCGCCTCTTGGCTGCACGAATCTCCACACATTAATCTGTGATTGCCCAACTGGTAAATGTCGCCTAACTTAGTCTTTGGTTCTTCAGGCACATCAGGTACGGCATCCTCGTCCGTTAGCCCTTCAATCACTTCAGGCTCTAGCAGCGCGTTTAACTCTTTGGGGTCAAAGCCTAGCATCTCGAGCGCAAACCCATCTGCCAGCAAGTCGTTCAACTCAATGGTCAACATTTCATTGTCCCACCCTGCGTTAAGCGCCAGGCGGTTGTCGGCAATGATGTACGCCTTCTTTTGGGTTTCGGTTAGGTCTGCCAATTCAATGGTGGGAACATCGGTGTAGCCTAGCTTACGCGCAGCTAATAGCCTTCCGTGGCCTGCAATGATGCCATTTGATCCATCTACCAGGATTGGGTTAGTCCAGCCAAATTCTTTGATGCTTGCCGCAATTTGTGCCACTTGTTCATCTGAGTGGGTGCGGCTGTTGTTTACATAAGGAATTAGCTCTGTGACTTTCTTTTGAGTGATTTTCATTTAATATGTTATTTTTTATCTTTTGGGTGTCCGTGATAAACAAAAAAACTTTTTGTTCCACCAATTCCTTGACCAGGAATGGTATGAGCAGTATAAATTGATGTAACTTTTACTGGCTCATGCCCTAATTTTCTTAAATAATCAGCGTGTTCAAACGCTTTTTGTTTAATTTCATCGGTTTTTGTTTTAAGCAATGAAACATTTGTCGATGCAGATGTATGACTATATTGTGTTTTCCCGCCAGCATCGGAGGCAAATCTTCCTTTTTCATCTCTATTTTCATTAGCCATTAGCAGTTCCAGTTCTTTAATGATGCTTTAGCCCGTTCCGCTGGGCCTTTAGCGTTCTTTACTACGCCTTCCATTCGCGCACAGAAACTAGCTTTTCGTCCTGCATCTGCCTTCGTCTTTGGATTCGGCGCTGGCGGCTTTAGGTTGCTTCCGTTCTTTGCGTTGTACTCTGCACGGCCTTTAGCGGTCATTCCTGCGCCTTTGTCCGTAGGGTTGTAAGTTTTACCCTTGCCCGTGGTCTTGTGCGGAATTGGCTTGTCGTGCTTCATTTCTTTGCTTTAGCTTTTTTTTCAACTTCACGCTTTACTGCGTAAGCAATTGCCACGGCCTGCTTCTGCGGTTTACCCGCTTCCATTTCCTTGGCAATGTTTTTACTCATCGCCTTGGGCATCATGGATTTAATCAGCGGCATTACTATGCACCGTGAATAACCGAAAAGTTGATGATTACAGCTTCACTGTAAGAAGTAGCAGCAGTCAAGTTACGCAAGGTAATCAGCGCAGAACCAGCGGCTAGATACGAAACGTAAGTTGTGTAAGCACCGGCAGCGCTACCAGTGGTGTTACTGGAGATACACACAATGATTGTGTCATTGATGGAAATTAAGCTGTTGGTCAAGATAAACGACACAGCGGTTGCACCAGCCAGTGCAGCGGCATTCATCGTGATGCGACCAGCAGACTTGTTTAAGGTTACGCCGGTAGACTTGTCCGTCAATTGAGTCACTGCGCCTTGTGCGGCTGCGCTATAACCAATTTCTGTGGTGGCGTATACAGTTGTGCCAACAACGGTAGATGGGGTGGTTGCGCCAATAGACGAATTGTTCAACGAACCGCCCGTAATGTCTTGGTCTTGATACGCTACGCCGATTGCTACTGAATTGCCCATGATATTCCTTTAAGTTAGGCCGAAAATGGCTCGGGGTTAATTTTACTCACACTTCCACTACGGCGCAAATGTCCGCTTCTTGAATGATCTGGTAGTCCTGGCCATCAACCTTGTGCGTAGGCCAGTTCAGGTAGTCACCGTTTCCGTATTTTATGAAATCACCAACTTGCGCTTCGTAAACTTCTGGGCCAATTGCTACAACTGTGCCTTCGTTGAACGGCTCTTTGTTGTTGACGTAAATAATATCTGACAGATTCCGCACCGTTGGTCGGACAAGAACACGGTTATTTAGCGGCTTAAACATCGGACTTCTTCGTGTATTTACGCTTGAGACGGGGCATTACTACTTCCCTTGATTCGTCGGTCATGATGTCGTAAACCGGCAGAATGCTAACTTTTGGTTGCTTTGGCTTGTGTTGCCCACACCAGTCCGTTTCTTGCTTGTTTTGTGTTTCAGGGTAAAACCTGCACAAACCCATAATTTGCCGGTCTACGAAATACTCGCAGTTTCCGCACTTAAAATCTTCAGTAGCCATTCAAAACCTCCATTTTTGCTTGGTTAGTAAGCCCTGCCGCCTGCCAGCGGTTTGGGTTTACGCTTATTGAGAACACTTACGGTTATGGACGTATGCCACACCGCTAGTTTTCCCGCTATCAAATTTTCCAGTTGGGCCACAATCATTGCTTTGCGCCACAGGGATGTTGCTCTTTGCAGTGCCACGTTCTTGCGCCATGTTTACGCTGGCGGGTAGTTTGCAGGTTGTGCCGTATTTTTCGTCTTGCATGGGAATATCCTTAGTTGAGGAATCGTAGTTTGTACAGGGTTGAATTGATTAAATCTGCAATTTCGTCAATCAGATTCTGCAATTCGCTATCTTGTGGGAGTTCCTTACGGGCTTCCTCAACAAAATCTTTTAAGCCTCCCAGATATTTTAGGGGGTCTTTTTCGGTGTGGAATTCCTCGGGAAACTTTTTAAGCTGCTCATACCGGCCCATATACGCTTCTGCAAGCTGGTCGGTCAATTCAATGATCTGCGTGTAGTAGTCGCCTAGTGCTTGGTGCTTGGAGAAGGAGTCGGTTGACCAGTGCATGAAATGCGTGATTGTGCTGCTATGCAGCAAGGCGGCTACAAATTCGGCAACTTCTTCGTTCATAGCGGGACTATATCATTTTTGTTTGCCAGTAACAAGATTGTTTGTTCATGGGCTTTTTGCCACATTTCGGCTCGTT